GGCGCAAATCCTGCCAGACAGGCGCGGCGCTCGCTACAGGTTCTCAATCGACTTCACCGGCTCATCGCTGGCCGACATGAGCGAGCAACATAAGCACCTGCACGTTATGGAGATGGATGACGGGACGATAGGGGCTTTCCCAAATACAAAAGTCCTCTGGATTGAACCGGCCATGTGGAAAGAGCCGTTTCAGGAACGGCCTGATTTTAAGGCGTTGTCTGGCGAGTGGACAGCAGAGTGATGGCATTGACTATTTAGGCGGTTGAGCCGATACTCGCCGGGTCTTCGGTGGAGATTAGTCGATGAAGAAAACCGGCCCCAAGCTTCAACCGAAGCTGATCCCGCAACACAAGCGTCTCGCAATGGGAATCCCGACGAAAGTTGGAGGCCCTACCGGCAAGCCCTACGGCATGGCCTAGCCCCTTCGTGGGGCTTTTTCACATTCAGGAACAAAGATGACTAGCTTTAGAAACGATCAGGGCACGGGTAGCGTTGAAGCTGACGTAGCGACGATTACCGCGCTTACGGCCACGGCCGCGACGCTTGGCGGCGCTTCGACCATTGGCGGGATTGGTCCGTCCGTCCTCAAAAAGGTAACGGTGACCATCGTTGACGGCGCTGCTGCTGGTACGTTCACGCTTCCGACCGGCTCTGTTGTCGAACATTACTACATCGACACTCCGACCACGATTCCGGGCACTCCGACCAATACGAATCTGCGTCTCGGTTCTGCTGCCAACGGCGAGCAATACGTCGCTGATGTGGACGTGAAAACCCAAGGCTGGATTAACGCCACGGTGGTTTACGCGGGACGCAAACCGGCAACGACGGTTCATTACACGGTGGCCTCGTCTGGCGGCACTGCTGCCTCGCAGGACGGTTCTGTCGTGCTGTATGTCGCTTACGCCGTCCCGGTCTAACAATGGACCGGGTTGCAAGGCGTCTAGCTGACAAGGCAAGCGCGCTCCGTGGCATTCTGACCGATACCCCTTACGCGGATTGGGAAGGTGCCACGGAAGCCCAGCGCGAGTTCTGGCGAGAGATTGCCCGCGCTAGTCAAGAGGCCGAGGCGGAAAAACCCAAAGCGAAGGCCAAGGCCAAATGACGACATTCCTCCTGACAATCATCGCCATTGCCTGTTGCATCACAGCGGCGGTGACGGTGTTGCGGGAGATGGAATGACCCGGCAGATGCGATCCAGAGCCGTCCGGGTAGCGTTGCGCTCTATGGTGACGCGCCGAGACTGGCCGCAATCGTCGGGGCTTCTGGCCCAGCTTGTGAGCATCGGCTGGCTGCGTCTGGACGGCGTTTAAAATAAATCCCACAAAGGGGTTGCGTGACCTTGTGTTGCCGGAAGCGGTCTGTCATCCTGTCCTTTAGCAAAAGAGGTCACGATGCTAACGCAAGACGAAATCCGATCCCGCGTCCAGTATGATACCAACGGCGGTTGCTGGCTTTGGCCAGTGGCTAAGGGCTATGGGTGCTACAAGGGCAAAAGGGCGAGCCGCCTTAGCTACGAAGCGTTCAAGGGGCCGATCCCTGAAGGTCTGTTTGTTTGCCATACTTGCGATGTCACGCAATGCGTGAACCCGGATCATCTTTGGGTCGGAACTGCGTCTGACAACTCTCTCGACATGGTCAAAAAGGGTCGCCACGCGCCGCTAATCGCAGGCAGCATTGCGGCCACCAAGCGACGAACCGTTACCGCAATCTTGCCGACAAAAGCACACAAGGCGTTGACGGCGTTGGCTATCCGATGGGGCGTGGAGCCGCGTAAGGCGCTGGTTCGGCTGCTTATGCTTGATGGCCTACAGGAGGCGGTTGATGTCCTCGACAAGTAGGGTTCTGGCCATGCGCGAAAGGCTGGCGAGCGAAGGAGGCAAACGTCTGGACCTGTATCTAACCAAAGAGGAAGCGAAGGCGCTAGAAGCCTTCCGGGTTGCTTGTGGCCTGCGAAACGCAACGGATGCTGTTAAGGCGCTGATTGAGCCGCACATGCCAAAGCCCGGCGAGCCTGCGTTCTGACCGAAAAAAGTTTGTCAGGATTAGGCCGCAAAATAAATCGACCTAAATGCATTTTAGGGGTTGGCGTATGGGTAGAATGTGCTATCCATAGATACCGGCGCAGGGCAATCAAGCACTAGCCGGACGGAAACAGACAGATGACCCCGACCGCTCACTACTACAAACAGGCCCGCGCGCACCAAGCCAAGGTCATTGCCGAAGGCGGCGGGACGTTGACCCGCTATGAAAGCGGACGCACGGAAAAATCCTACGCATCGGCGCCCTACGGCGAACACGCCCTGTCTGCCTTCATGGCCGCCAAGCGTTCGATCCATTTCCGCAAGTCGCTCGCCAAAGGCTTTGCATGACCGCCCTCGAATACCGCACCGCCCTCGCAACCCTCGGCCTGTCGCAACAAGCGGCGGGCCGATGGCTCATGGTCAGCCCTAAGACCGCACAGAACTACGCCAAGCTTGGCCCAAGCGGTCCAGCGCACCGCGCTATCCTGATGGCGCTTAAGCACGGCCTGACCGAATAAGGGCAGCAAACTTTTTTCGTCCTTTCTGCATTTTCCCTATTGCGCACATTCTGCCCATATGGGATAACAAATCACCGGGGCGCGGCAATCAAGCAGCACCCGGCAGGAACTAAGCAGATGACCAAGTTGACCGCCAACCAAGCCGAAGCGATGCAAGTTCTGGCTCAATACGAAGGCCAAACGATCAGCGTCTTCACCAGCCAATACATTCACAACGTCAACCCGGACTTCCGCGCCAAGGCTTGCGGCTATTACAAATCGCCCACGCTTCGCGGGCTGGCTGCCAAGGGCCTCATTCGCATCGAGAAGGCTTACTGGAAAGGCGCGACCATTACGGTTCTGCAAGCCGCCTAACCCGCTTGCCTAATCCCCCCACCTAGTCCATATTCCCTACAGCTTACATCGAACGCTGCGGCCTAGGTTAAGCAACCAAACGGAATAGACGGACAGAGGTGGCTTAATGCCCGGCGGACGCCCTAGCGATTACACGCCAGCAATAGCCCGAGACGTTTCGACCTTTCGCCGTCCAGCGGAAGATTCCATCGCCTATGTAAGCCCTCGCGGCTTCGTCATCCTTTCCGGCTCAACCGGAACCGTCAGAGTGTTTCACGACACTGAAGGCGGGATGAACCTCCGAACCAAAAACCGCGACACCGTTGACCGCCTGTTTCATGCGCTAGGTGTCTGATGGCTGGTGGTCGCCCATCTGATTTTACACCCGCTCTGGCTGATGAGATTTGCACAAGGCTCGCGGATGGTGAGTCGCTGCGTTCCGTTTGCCGTGACGACGCAATGCCAGCGGTCGGAACCGTACTGCGTTGGGTCGCTGAAAAGGATGAGTTTAAAGAGCAGTACGTGAGGGCCAGAGAAATTCAGGCCGAGACACACGCTGACGACATCGTAACGATTGCCGATGGCTCTAGCCTTGGCGGTGAGGAAAAGGTCGCCTTGACTGCCCGTGACCGCCTCCGCGTCGATGCTCGTAAGTGGGTTGCTGCAAAGCTCCTGCCGAAGAAATACGGCGACAAGATCGACGTTGAGCATTCTGGTTCCGTTACGGTGCATGAATGGCTTTCGACGGCAAACTAAGCCCCGAGGAGCAAGCCAAGGTTCAGCGGCTCCGCGATGACTTTGAGTTCTTTGCCCGGAACGTCCTTCGCATCCGCACAAAGACTGGTGAGGTCAAGCCGTTCGTCCTCAACCGGGCGCAGCGGTTTCTCCATGAGCGGCTAGAGGACCAGAGACGCAAGGGCGGCAAGGTCCGGGCTATCGTCCTCAAGGGTCGCCAGCTAGGGGCCTCAACCTATATCCAAGGCCGTTTCTATTGGCGTCTGTGGGGTGGTCAGGGCCTCAAGGCGTTCATCCTGACGCATGAGCAAGCCGCAACTGACAATATGTTCGCGATGGCCCAGCGGTTCCATGACGGCGCGCCTGTGTTCGTGAAGCCCCGGACGAAAGCCGCGAACGCGAAGGAACTGGCCTTTGCGGATAATGACTGTTCGTATTCAGTCGGCACGGCAGGGACCAAGGGCGTAGGCCGATCATCGACCCTTCAGCTTTTTCACGGCTCGGAGGTCGCCTTCTGGCCTAACGCTGAGACGCATATCGACGGTGCGTTCCAAGCGATTGCCGATGTGGCGGGGACTGAGCGCCTGTTGGAAAGCACGGCAAACGGGATCGGCAACGTGTTCCAGCGGCGCTATGCGGCGGCGCAACGGGGCGATGGTGACGAGGAGGCTATCTTCATCCCGTGGTACTGGGGCGAGGACTATGAGCGCGAGGTTCCCGAGGGGTGGACACCGCCCGGTGAGTGGGAGCTTTATCAGCACAATAACTCGCTGACCCGAGCCCAGCTTTATTGGGCTTTCTGCAAGAACCGCGACATGGCGTCGGCCCTTGGCGAGCCGGATGACAAGCCGTGCTGGAAGTTCATGCAAGAGTTCCCTGCCAGTGCTGATGAGGCATTCCAGACGGCGGGTAATAGCTTCATCCCATCCCCTGCCGTGGCCGTGGCGCGTAAGAACAAGATACCGCCCATTGGGGCTATGGTGATCGGCTTGGACCCTGCGAGGGGCGGGGGCGATAAAACAGGCGTGGTGGATCGTGTGGGCCGGGTTATGGGTTCGCTGGTCTGCGAGCGGTGGGATGACCGTGATTTGATGGTGGTCGCTGGCAAAGCGTTTGCGCTGCTCAAGAAATACCCTCGCGCGATTATGAACATCGACGTAGGCGGTCTGGGTGCGGGGGTTTACGACAGGCTTGCGGAGATGGGGCTAAGCCATCGGGTGAACGCGGTGAACTTTGGGTCCAGTCCGTTGGGTATTGGTCCGACAGGTGATGAGCTTTACGCCAACCGCCGGGCTGAGATGTGGGACATCAAGCGGGATTGGTATATGGACCCGGCAGGGGTTCAAGTGCCGGATGACGATGTGTTCCATGCTGATGAGACTTCGGCGGTGTGGGGTTCTGGCGCGACACGGCATAGCTCGAACAATGAGCTTACGTTGGAGTCGAAGGACAAGATTAGGGAGCGGCTTGGATTTAGCCCTGACTTGGGCGATGCTGCTGCGCTTACATTTGCCGTGCCGGTAGGGTATGACTTTGAAGAAGACGACCGTGGCCATGCGCCGCGCGGTCAATCCAGCGTGACGGGATACTAGATGAGCATGGTCGAAGACTACGGCGGCGAATACGAAACGCCGGAGACGGAACAGGTCGAAGGGATGCCGGAAGGTGTCGATCT